GGAGATAAAATCCGAGAGAGCAACGAGAGTTTGGCAGAGTTTATCAAAACCGTAACTGATAAGTGTATCATTGGGAGCTGTCGCACGTGTCCAATTTATAAAGCCTGTGACCAGATGGAGAATAAAGAGGACTTAGCAAGATATTTTAGCCAACCATACACGGAATAGGAGGAAAGAATATGCGTAGGGACTTAACAAATCAGAGTGGATATTTTTGTCCTACTGAAAATAAGGCAATAAAAAACACAAACAGTATCATAGATGAACTGGCAGAAATTAAAGCAATTCAAAAAGAGCAAAAGCGGAGAAGTACCGTATATAAGAAAAAAGGACCAGCACAAACACCGCCGAAACAATCTGACGAGAACTTAAAGAAAGCAAGGCAATTATTTAGCGCCTTATGTTGCATAGCTGGAATGATGGATTGCACCATTGAGGATATAACGATTAAAGCAAAAGGCGATTCGGACAGATATAAGACAACTGGAGAAAAACGAGTGATTGAGAGGGTTGTTAAATGAGTATAGTGCTAAGCGATACGGTAAAGCAAAAAATAAAAGACTATCATAGGTATCATGGCGATAAGTCAGTCAAGATTGTAAGGGTGATACAGGATAGCGAAGGTTACGATGCGGTGCTTGTCAGAGTTACTGACAGTCATGGAGATAGATATTCATGCATTGATTTTATGGATTCAGAGGGTGATTTTTCAGAGTTTAATAGCGTGGAGATTGAACGCGAGTTAGAAATGGTTGAAAATTTTGAAAGAGATGAGGAGGTGTCTGAATGAGTTTAATCGAGAAGATAGATGCGGAGATAGCAAGGCTACACGAAGAACAGAGAACTATGCGATCGGGAGTTGATGCAGAAAGAGTATGGCTGAAGATAGACGAAGCTGAGAAAATTAAGGAGTTTGTTTTATCCGAGCAAAAAGAACCATGCAAAGGCTGTCAGCACGATGGAGAGTATGAGAATGAAGTAGAGTACGGTTATCCTAGTCCATGTACTCAATGTAAAAGAAGATGTAGCGACAATTATCTCAACCAACCGTATATGGAATAGTTAGCGAAATTATCATTTAGGGAGGTAAAGGTATGGTAATAAAACTGAATACATCTGACATTGTCAATGCCATTAAGCAAATGTCCAATGAAGAGAAGAAAGAACTTTCAAAACACATTTGTAAAGACGAAGTTATTATGCAAGAAGCCAATCAGCATTATTATGATGTGCTTACAGCAAGAGAGAATATAATCAAAAAGCGTGAAGCTTTGCTTGATAAGTACATTAATAAATTTGGTAAGTTAAACTAAAAGTTAGCCTATGAAAGGAGATAGCCATGGAGAGATTAACAGAGCATGACGAATACGGAAATACTGACATTATAGGAGTGGATAGTGCCAATTTTCAACTAAACTTAGAATTTAAAGAATTTAACCTTGTCACAGACGCATTGAATAAACTATCTGCTTATGAGGACACAGGATTAACACCAGAGGAAATAGAGGATATAAAAACTATATTAGATGTGGACGGTGACGGGAAAAGCGGAGAAGATACTCTGAAAGATTTATTTGAACTTATGCAATACAGAAAGACCGGATTAACGCCGGAAGAAATAACAGAATTGGAAAGAAAGTATCTAAATGATGAACACGAATACTGCGGCGAATACGGAACGGATGACTGCCAATTTGCTTATAGGATTGATAAGCTCCAGCAAGAGTGTGACTTCTGGGAGCGTGAAGCCAAGAAAAATTGTTCCAAGCTCGGGGAGCAGAGAATAAAGCTACAGCAGATGGAGTGTGAAATGTGCAAGCTGGAGGATACTGATAAGTGCAGGCAATGTTAGCAAGTAAAATTAAGATTTAGAGGAGGCAAAACAGGATGAATATTTTATTTAACATGAGCTGCGGTCATGCAGAAGAAAGAGAAGTTGCAGACCCTAGCAAGTATTTAAAGATAGACCGGGAGTATTACGCGAAACAAGGGTTATGCAGTGCCTGTTGGGCTAAATTACGTGCCGAACATAAACAGCAGTCACATGTGAAGCAAAACTAAAAGTTAGGAGGTAGAAATCTATGACAGGTACTACATTTTGCACGTATCAAACTCCTTGCGGATGGTGCACTAAGTTTGATACCGAATGCACGGAAGAAAATAAGATAAACGTAAGGCTGGACTGCGATAGCGAAGTTATAAAATCTATGTTGATAGATGACGAAATTGTGGATATAAAGAGAGAGCCTGCGGTGGAGGGGTGAGGAATTGACAAAAGATGAACTAAACCAAATATATAAATTAAACAGAGAGATTAAGATGTGGCAGAAAGAGCTTAACCGCCTACAATGCAGGTCACTGATAAAAGGACAGGAGATTACCGGGATGCCTTTTGTTACCGGGACATCTGACAAAGTCGGGGACTTAGCGGTGCAGATAACAGACACCGAAGCGGTTATCCGCGGAATACTTGCAAGAGTACAGATAGAGCGTAGGAGGATACTAGAGTACATAGACGGCATAGACGACAGCATAGCAAGGCAGGTTATATTTTTAAAGTGTGTATCAGGCCACAATTGGCACCAGATAGCAAGAGAGTTGGGACAAGGGTATACAGCAGATGCGGTAAAGCAAATATACTACAGACGATTAAAAAAAGATGGGATAAAGTAAAAGTGTCACGTTATGTCACTATATTGTTTGATAGTATAGTAGTGTAAAGGATTATAAAAAGGCTTCATATTCTCCTTTAATATATACGGCCGTTGAGTGTCACAGCTTGACGGCTGACTAAGTGGCAAGCGATACCAGCGTAAGGCAAACCGCAGCAATATGAGATTCACAGAGTAAACTATAATATCCTGCATAAGTCTTATAAACTCCGGATAGACGGTAACTGATATCATGGCGATAAAGGCCAGCCGCTACGGCCACCAATATTTTTAATATAGGCACTCATGCTTAGCCGAGAGGACAGCGAGCAGACCATGGGCAGGGACAGAAGATGAAGGCGTTGTATACCGTGCAATTTTAACAATGGAGTAAAAACTATAAAGGGCATCCTTCGGGGTGCTTTTTTCATACAGTAAAACAAACACGATTGAGGTGGTGATCATTGAATGAAGTAAGAGCGCCAAATTACGAATTAGCTGAAATTGATTATATGGATGGCATGAAATATAAAGATATTGCCAAGAAATATAATGTATCATTAAATACAGTTAAATCCTGGAAGACCAGATATAATTGGTCCAGGGATGCAAAAAATGGTGTGCATACAAAAAACAAAAAGGTGTGCACACAAAAAGGTGGGCAGCCCGGCAATAAGAATGCAGTAGGGAATAAAGGCGGTGCAGCTCCGGAAGGAAATAAGAATGCGGAGAAACATGGTTTCTTTGCTAAGTGGCTGCCTGAGGAAACAAGAGAGATTATGGGTGCTATTCAATCAGCGGATCCGCTTGACCTGCTGTGGGATAATATACAGCTGCAGTACACTGCTATTATCCGGGCACAGAAGTTGATGTATGTTAAGGACCAAAAGGATAAGACAATAGAAAAGATAGAGCATGGATATGGCGAGACTTCAGAAAAGAATAAGTGGGAAGTACAACAGGCCTGGGATAAGCACGCAACCTTTCTTCAGGCTCAATCAAGGGCTATGAAAACGCTGGAGAGCATGATCCGGCAATATGACGAGCTACTTAACAATAACAGAGATATGGTTACCGAAGAGCAAAGGCAGCGCATTAGCCTTTTGAAAGCTCAAACTGATAAACTGACAGGTAACAACCAGGAAATAGAAGATTTATCAGATGTGGATGGTGATATCTATGGCAAAGATAATTAAAAAGAAAACCATCCATTTTGAGTTTGGAGACAAGCACAGGCTATATATACGTAAATGTAAAGACAATACTTATAACGTTGCAGAGGGAGCGGTCAGAGCCGGTAAGACTATTGACAATGTGTATGCATTTGCTCATGAACTTAAGACTACATCTGATAGGATACACTTAGCATCTGGATCCACGGTAGCCAATGCTAAACTTAATATTGGCGATGCAAACGGTTTCGGTTTGGAACATATCTTCAGGGGGCAAAGCCACTGGGGCAAGTACAAAGATAATGATTGCTTGTTTATAAAAGGACCTGATACAAAAGGTAAGCAAAAGATTGTGATATTCGCCGGAGGAGCCAAAGCCAATAGCTTTCAAAAGATACGCGGAAACTCTTATGGTATGTGGATAGCAACGGAAATCAATTTACACCATGATACATTTATCAAAGAGGCCTTTAACCGGCAATTAGCAGCCGATAACCGCAAAATATTTTGGGACCTTAACCCGGATAATCCAAACGCTCAAATATATACGGACTACATAGACAGGTACGCAAGCCAGCACGAAAAAGGCAAGCTACTTGGTGGATACAATTATGAGCATTTTACCATAGAAGACAATGTAACCATCCCCGAAGAGCGCAAAGAAGAAATTAAGAGCCAATACGATGAAAACAGTATTTGGTACCTTAGAGATATTAAAGGGCTACGTTGTGTAGCAGAAGGACTTATATATAGACAATTTGCAGACGATACGAGCGGTAAAATGTATCGTTTTTTATTGCGTGAAAAGCCGAAGGACATAATGGAAATAAATATTGGGGTTGACTTCGGTGGAACCGGTTCGGGACACGCATTTGTTGCTACAGCAATTACGAGAGGATTTAATAATGTTGTTGTCCTAGCATCTGAAAGGCACCTGAGAAAAGACAGCCGGACCGGAGAAATAGATCCGGATGCACTCGGTGAACTCTTCGTTGACTTTTGTTTAAGGATTATAAACACATATGGCTACATAATCCATGTGTATTGTGATAATGCAGAAACAACGCTAATAGCCGGGCTAAGAAGTACCGCAAGAAAGAAAGGCCTTGGGTGGTTGAGAATAGAGAACGCACTCAAAACTACGATAAATGATCGTATAAGGCTAACCACAAGGCTTATGGCACAGGGTAGAATATTTTATATGGAACATAATTGCAATACGATTGTAACGGCATGGTGTACGGCCGTATGGAACCCTAAGAACGTTGTTGATGATGAGCGCCTGGATGATGGCACAAGCGATATTGATACATTAGACGCATTTGAATATACAGTGGAAAGATATATAAGCCGATTTATCCGGTACGAATAGAGGTGAGATTATGAGATTTACTCAAATGGC